TCAGGCGAGATAAGAATGAGGGTTGGGGAAGACGATTTCTTTGTAACAGCGGCAGTTCGGGAGCTCGCCAGCGTGACCGGTCATGCCGTCAAGCGTTGGAGGTCGGCCCCATTCGACAAACTTCCCTTCCATCTCTCGATGAGAATGCCGGACGTCGCCATCTTCGGCTGTACGCCAGATATAACCATTCGAGCCGATTGACAGCGCACGCGCCTGATCCAGTGCACCGGTTGCGCGCCCAAGCTCAGTCCGGGCGATAAGGTTCGCTCGTGAGCGTGACACGTCACCGGAAGCAGCTATCTCTTTCGCGAATGGCTCAGCGCGGCCACCAGTTACTACAGCCTCGATGGCCTTGTTCTGAATGTCATACACCCGATCGGCGGCCTCAAGAGGCAGAGATTTGATGTACTTAATTTGCTCGGCGACGATGGATTTCATCACCTGGCCTACCGGGGCGCGGTCGACCATGTTGCGTAGTTCTGCGCTGATGTTCCGACTGTGCTGACGCCACTGCTTTTCATTCTGGCGCGCAATGTCGGCGGTGAAGCTCTCAGCAACCTTAGTCGCCCAGGGGGTGATGATTTCGCTGTAGCGCTCCAGCGCATCCATTATTTCGGTGACGCTATCGTTTGAACCATCGTAGCGACCATTTACGATATCCCCGACCGCCCGCGCTATCTGCCGTAGGCTCGTTCGATATCGGATCTCCGCCTGGCGGCTCTGGCGGTTTGTCGCCAAGTTCGCCGATGCCTGGCGGCGCTTCGTCTTCGGCATTCTCGATATCCTCGTCGGTAATGGATGCCCCGATGCCGGTGACGTCAGAGTTTTCGCGCAGGTCGGTCATCGCCGCCTTACGCGTCATCAATCCGTCGCCCAGCGCGGTACTGATCGCGTTGGTGGTGTTTACGGCCACCGTTGATCGGTCAACGTCTGACATTTGCCATAGCGGGTTAAACTCAAACGTGAAATCGTCCGGCAGCGGCTTTCCGAGTTCCGAGCGGTGCATAATGTCCAGTATCCGGCGCATCGGCAGTCGTAAGCGGCGCTCCTGCAATGAGCTCACCCGGTCGTAATAGTTGGCGAGGTCTGCATCACCAGTAGAGAAGCCTTTCGGGGATTGACCGAACAGGCGTACCAGCGGGATACCAACGGCACCGCTGATCTGCTCAGCAAACTGCGAAAGAATGTCATCCAGACCACTAAAGCTGTACTGGTGGGTTTCGAACTTATCCCGCGAGTCCATGAGCGTCATACCTTCATTGCTCTGGAACTGGCGGATCAGGTCGATGTTCTTCAGCAACGCTTCGAACGCCGGGCCTCCAAGCGCGATAAGCTCGCGCAACTTCTCCACGCTATAGGTACGCAGATGCGCTTTATAGACCAGCTGCGCCGCGCCGACAGTAGCGCTATCGAACGCAGTAAGCCGATCCCAGATACGCTCTACAACCGACATTCCCCATTCGTTTTCGGTCATCTTCTGCTGGAATGGCAGCGTGACGCCATCAAAGCGGATCAGGCGGCTGTGATGGATGCGCCAGGCCGGAATGCCCGTTGCGGTGGTCACCACGTCGTAAAACTCAGGCTTGCCGAGGTCCGGCCCCATCTCTTTAATGCGGCGTGTCAGCACCGGGTTAATCATCCAGCGGTCGAGCGGGAGAATGCCCTTAAACTTGCCCTCGCCAATGGTTTCGAGTCGCAGCGGGGTCATTGGTGCTTGCCCCTCGATCATGATGAAGCCGACCGCGCCGCCGTAGAGGCGCGACCATTTCAGCACGTCGTTCAGCGCATCCCAGATCTGCAACTCATCCAGTTGCGCTTCGAGGGTGCCACGGTCTTTGGCGTCAATCTCCGAAGTGATGCGAATGCCCTTTCGGGTCATATCGTCCGGGATAGCGTCGACCGCTTCACCGATAACCCACGAACCGCGATATGACCATTCCACCAGCATGCGGTTGCGGCTGGTGAAGTTCGCCCGGTAGGTCGATGCTGAATGCTGGTTAGGCGTCTGCATCCCAACGCGGGCGACGAAGTTCTCGTAGCCGTCAGCGGTGGCCTGTGCCGTTCGCTGAGAGGATTGCTTGTTTCGTGCCATCAGGCCTGTCTCCCTAGCAGCTCCCAGATGTTCAGGGCTGAATTCATTGGCGCGTAGCTGATCATCACCGAGTCGGCGAGGTTCGGCGACTTGGTGCCATCAGGCTGTTTATCAACAACGATTTTCCCCACGCCATTAATGGAGTAGGTCGGCTGCGACAGCTCAATGATGAGTTTGTCTTTGCTCGCCATGGCGCTGCTGATTGAGATGATTTCGTCCGGGTTGTAGGCCATGCCCTCAACCACGGCGCGATAGGTGTTCTGGAAAAGCTTGCGTAGCCACCACCAGCTCTGGGCTTTGGCGTTGGCGAAGAAGTCCTTGTTCAGGCGTGCGGCCTGTCCGTTGTCCCCGCGCACCGCTTCATCGTCCGGATCAAATACCGCGCCGCTACCACGAAACGGTGTGGCGAGTATTGACGGTCGGCGCGCTGCGTAACGCAGTTCGTTGATGGCGCGCGCATCGCCGCGAACGCCAGCACCCAGGCCGTCCTCGTCGAAGCGAAACTCTTCGAGGTTGTCCTGTTCGCAAAAGCCGAAGACCTTCTCAACAGACTGGTAAATGTCGCTGCCAACGCCGGACCATTCACGCACGTTCTCCAGGAGGAAGCCGTGACGGGTCGAAAAGGCGTTTTTGTCCCGGCCTTCGTCGGCGACGTCCATCGCGCCCAGGCGTTTGCCCGTTGGCTGGATGCCCAGCTTAATATGAGCGTCGACGGCAGCCTGTACCCAGTCGGACGGGATCAGGACGCCTTCCGCAGATGCGCTGTAGTTCAGGTCAAGTTCCTGCGCTACCACCACCGGATTGTCGATTTTCTCGCATTCCCTGCGATACCACTCTTCATCCTTGCGCGGGTCATTTCGCCAGTGGAATGTGAATACCGGTATCTTCCCGCCGTGACGCTTCTGCGCGAACGGGTTCGCCATGCCGTTAACCGAACTCAGGTCGATACGGCAGCGAGTGGTTTGCGACAGCGCCGCATCAATCAGCAGAGGGCGCTGGAGGAATGCGGCCTCATCCACCAGGTAGAGCGTGGTACGGTCACCACGACCAATATTATCGCCAGCCTCGCCTTTGATAACGGCACCAGTTTCAGGAAACTCAACACGCATATATGGCGCGTGCTTCTTCTCGCTCCACGAACCGCGAAACTCTACAGGTAGTGTTTCCACGAACTTGCGCGCCTTCCAGAACAATGCTTTCGGGTCACCAGTGCTGTCGACGTATTCCTCTTTACGGGAGCCGAAACCGATAACCATTTCTTTGTTGAAGAGACAAAGCGAGCAGGCCAGTCCGATCGCGGTCCAACTGAGCCCCATTTCACGGGATTTTTCGGTAATACCATTCTCCCGATTACCCCAGCGTTCCATAATCCAGTGGATCCACTCCTCCTGCTTAGGGAATAGTAAAAACGGAATGGTCACCGGCAGGCCATAATCAATATTACGCGGGTCCGTTGTCATGCCCCAGTCGATGATGAACTGTGCCGGGTTGGTGCGGTAAAACTGCTTTAGTGCTGGCAGCATTTCAGGGTTCTGGCGAATGCGCTGTAAGCGCTCCATCCGCCATTCAAAAACCATCTGGTAATCAGGGTTTCTGAAATCGAATTCAAACGGAAGAGGCATAAACAATTCCAGGCATTGAGTTTTTGCGTAACAAAGTTGATATTGTTTATGTACCAATTACAGGAGGTTTTATGACACCAGCAGTTAGCGCTAAGTTGTTGGAATTAACCAACGACCTTAACAACGAAGTAAAATTGTCTGCAATTTATGCTCTCGGCGAGAGTGCTTCAGCAACGCCAGCTCATGTAAATCGCTTACTTGATTTATCTTCGGATCTAAATCACAACGTCAAAGTCGCTGCAATTAAAGCTCTTGGCCGTATTACTCGACCAAAACAAGCCTAGAATCCATAGCCGCAACATGCGGCTATCACCCCATCATCTTGCGGTAAATCTCTGCGGCCTGATCTGCGGTGAGGTTGGTCGTCTCGGTCTTGATCGGGCCGCCATCCTTGCCAGTGCTTTCAACCTTCAGCTTATTGGTGTAAGCGTCGCCAACCTCTTTCGCGGCCTGTTCAATCAGCTGCGCCGTCAGGGAGAAGTTTTTCATCCCCTCGGTTTTGGTTGCCATGCGGTCAAGCACGCGGAGGCGATAGGATTTGTTCGCGATCGGAATGTCGCTGGTTTCGGTCAGGAACCGTTCGCGCGTAGCGTGGAACATCTCGATCCACTTTTTGGCGAGCGTCTTACCGCTGGCCTTCGTGGGGTCGTGAGATTCAGCCTGCTGGCGGGTGATCTTGATCCCGAATTCTTTTTGGACAGCCTCAACCACCTGCGTCGGCGTGTCATAGCACGCAAGCGACTGAATGATGAAGGCTTTCACATCAGGTTTTAATGCAGCCATAAATCACCATTCGTCTTATTCAGTCCAGTTTTAAGCCAGTCGCAGCATGCACGTCCCGCAAGCTCTGGCAATATCGAGATGAGCAACCTCCGCTGGCTGATTCGCCGCATCAATCATTTCCTGCACATCACGGCTCGCACCGTAACGGCGAACCACGCCCACAAACTCTTCCACGTCATGGCCGCGCAGCTTCAGCTTTGGCTGCCCTTCCTGCGTGAACTTCGGCACACCAAATTCATCTGTCGCTTGGCAGATGTGATAAAGCTCGTGCTCTATCAGCGCGCAGAATTCCAGATCGGAACATTGCGAGCAGTAATCGGCGGCCAGCGTGATGATGAACTGCGGCACCCTGCCGAACCATTCATACATCTGCTGCTCCATCCGCGCTTTCTGCCAGCCTCCAGCCCGCATTGCCACTTCTTCCGCCTGCCCCAGCACGGACCGCCCTTTCTTCTCGAAAGTGTTCGACGCCCAGAGAAAGCACAGATCCGCTTCAAGCAAATGCTGGTGGTCAGGGTTGTAGAGGTCACCCTCATCGCTCAGGATGTGCTGATTCAGCCACTCGCCAACGTCAATGGCGGGCATTATGCTGATGTAAGGCTTCGGGTCAGGTGGCATCGTAAAATGCGCTGGTGGGTGTGGTCTGTTCATGAATAATCCCAGTGCTCCATTATCGAAGCCCCTCAGTGAAGGGCTTCTGTAATGTCAGTCCCGGACGAACGTAACCTTTGTGGTTATCATTCGCCGTACAAGGCGCGTCGCTTCGCGTTGCATTTCATCAATTACTTTTGGCGTCAGCGGCTGACGCGCATATTTGCGCTCAATCTCTGCAAAAATCCCGTTCAGCACCTCGCTGTCTGGTGGGATAACTTCAACGTTTAATCGTGCCATCTGTTTGTCCTGCCCTGTTGTTCTCGAAAGTCCTGATATCAGCCTTATCCCTGTTGCACTGTGCTAACGCTGACAACAACGCAACATTCAGGTTAAGGCTTGCTCCCCACGTAAACGGATCGGGTAAATCTGGCTGGGGTGTTTCAGCCGTCAGGTTGGCTGGTAACGGAACCACCGGAACTGGAACGTAGACCGTTCGCGTAGTCGTGCAGCCGCTTAACTGCGCCAGAAGGCACAAAACGAACAGCACAATCATCATCCGCAACAGCAGCCTTGATATCGTTCTCGGTTCTCTGTGACTCCAGTGCGATCTGCTGCCTGGCATATTGATTTGTCTCCAGAATGATGTTCGTTATTGCTACGGTGCGCAGGACATTCGCGGTGATGGTCTCAAAGGAATCAGCGCGCTGTTCTGCATCGTCAGCGCGCCGCTGTTCCTCCAGAAACTTTCCATGGTAATGATTCGCTGACCAGACAAGACCACCAGCAATACAAGCAATAAACGTTAAAATAAGCGCCCAATAACTCATCTTCATACCAGCAGCGCCGCCCGCGCCTTGTTGTATCGGACCTTACGATCCTCAATACCGTTCAGACCGCCGTTAATGATGCGAGTAACACGATTAATATCGGCACCGTAGATCATGCAGCCTTTAGAGGTGTAGAACCATGCAGCTGAGCGCGCAGCCTGTAGTTCCTGTTCCAGTTGTTCAGGTGAAGTCACCAAATCTAACTTCAGAGCAGCCCCGCAGGTGCGATAATTGTCGAGGCCAGTGATTTGAATTAACCCTCTGCCGCGATATTTCCAGCCGTCGCCGGGCGCTTTGTTACCCAGGCGGTTGCTATACACCAGATTGGCAATAGCATCCTGACGAGCTGCATGTCCGGATGTTCTGCCAAGGGCATCAGCCTGCTGCTGTGTGATCCTCTTTCCGAACGTCGCCACCAGCGCAGATGGTGTGTAGTTCAAATTTTCAACTACAGCGCTAAAGCCACCAGACTCATGACCTACCTGAGCGATGAACATGGCCTGATCCGCGGGTGCTGTAATGCCGAATTCTTTCATCGCTGCATCTACTGGTTGAAACCAGCGCACAGCCAGTCCGGCGCTGATACCAGCCGCCTTTTGAAATAATTGTTGGTTCATTAGTGCCTCAGATGATCAACCAGGCGTGCAACGTTGCCTCTGACGGCCACCAGCACGGAAAGAAAAATAGTATTCGCCACGATAATGGGCCATGAGGAATGGGGATAAATCCCACAGAGATAGGCCAACGGAACAGCACTGTATGTAACAGTAATCAGCCAGGCTAAACGTGAAACCCAAGGACGATGCCGCGAATCACCACGACGATAAAACATCAGAGTAATAACAACACAAGCACATAACAGCGCGTTTATAGTTGCTGTCGGGTCATTTAGCTCCACCTGAACCTCCCCGGCGCGTTATGAGCGCCACCAGCGACCCGATATCCTGATTATTCAGGAACGTCAGGATCTTAACGGCTAAAGCAGATACGATTACGGCACCAATGGCATCCAGAGGTTTATCACTGTATCCGGTCAAGCTTGCCAGCTTGGAGCCAACCAACCCAGAGCAAAGGATCCCGGCAATATACGACACGATAAAATATGCCAGTCGGCGCGATGCGCTCAGATCCGCTGCTGTTGCTATGTAGAATACAGCCCCTGCAAATGCGCCAAATACAACGCCGTAATCAGTTCCGGTCAGCAGTCCATAAACACTGGCACCCGTCAGGGCACCACCAGCCAGCCCAGTACCGGAAATTGGATCGGACATTTAGCCCCCTCTTAATTGCTGTGAGTCCTCTCAGGTATGAGGGGAAATAGGCTCAGGCTTCACGGGTTGGATTTATCAACAAAGCACGTAGCGGATGATTACCGTGAGCCGGAAATAAAAAAGCCCCAGCGGGTGCCGGGGCGAGTTATAGATAAGTGCATGCTCTAGCAGCAAATCACTGTATTTGATATCGTTAAATCGCCAAAAATAACCCTATCAAACATGGAGAATTATATGAGTGAATCAAACAAACCATCTGGAGAAAATAAGCCTCAACCCGCACCACAGCCTAAACCGGCTCCACAGCCAGCCGAAAGAAATCTGAGGACAGGTTATACCTTTGTTGCCGATTCTGCTGAAAACATCAGAAAAAAAGGTAAGTAAGTACTGAGATTACAAGTGCACAAACAGGGGTGAGGATTGTAGCGATCCTTACCCTTTCTAGTTCTCGGCCTATTCTGGCATTCTCTTTTTTACTAATTTCAGCCATTCTGGTTAAATCCGCAAGCCGGTAGCGCCGCAAGACGTTCAATGTTGAACGCTTTCCTGAAAATCCTTTCGACTCAAAACCAGTGTAATCATCTTCAGTAAACCCTTTATAGCCATCATGGTAAAGCGCATAGGGTGTCGATGACACGAGAGCTCGTGACCTTACAACGAGGACGCGGCGAACAAGATAAGCCGCACACATTGCCCAGTAGACTAAAAAAACAGACATTCCAGCGGTGAGGTAATCAAAACCTGTACGTTGCGTTAATAACAAAAATGACGAGCCCACGCCAGCAATGAGTATACTCAATAACTTCTGGCCATTTTCTTTGTTTAGTGCGTTGGACTGGTGAATTTCGCGTATACAATCCTCGCCCTGCTTCTCCAGAAAAGCAACGAGTTCGTCGTCCGCATCCAAAAAGTAATCATCGGGTAGATTATTCATTCCCCAACCTCACATCCTGTAATGCATCAATTTTACCTGAATGTCTCGAACCTTGGTATTGCTGTCTCCAGAAACGCAAAAACCCCACGGTGTTATCCGCAGGGCTTGAAACGAAGGCATTAACCCATCGTTGGGACAAAATTAACACAGATTCGGGAAAAGTAAATAGCCCAAGACAAAATCATAGGCTATCGCTATAGGCGTTACCGCGTTATCTGCTTAAGCTGTTTTTCGGCCCAGGACTCTTCGATATCAAATTTCGTGATCAGCAGGTCGTAGAATGGCTTAACAGACTTTTTCCAGGTGTCCAGGCTAATGGCGTCAGTAATCTGGCATACAGCAGCATAGGCTTCAGTCGACGGAAGTCGTTCATACCCACGCCCTCCGCAGCGCTTACAGTCAGCCAGAACAGGAACGCCCTGTTTCTCAGTAAGAGCCTGGTTCACTGCCTTGCCGCGCCCATGGCAATCACTGCAAGAAGCACTAACCACACCAGAGCCATTACACTTTTTGCATAGCACTTTGATGGATTCTTTGACCTTCACCATCCCGGACACGGTCATTTTCCCTTCTGGCTTACGGAATTTATTGGTAAACACGTCAGCCTCAATGAAGCCCTGACCGTCACAACAATCGCACTGCTTCACGCTGGCAGCGCTGCGGGAATAGTCCTCAAAAGCGAAGGTGGCCAACTGGTGCATCACCTGAGGTTTAACCGCGGCACCGAGCTTACGCAGTGCGGCAACCTTGTCGCATTTTGTCATCGCGTACTCAGCCAGCAGACCGATCGCCCGATCCCGGTCGTTATTGCTTATGCCCATCTTGCCGAGGAAGGCGCTGTAACCCATTGCGGCGCGTTCCTGCGTCATGCCCATGGCAGCCATTATGTCGGTACCGGTCAGTGAATCGGAGGCGGTAGCGCGCGGAGAATCGCTAATCAGTGTGGATTTAGCGAAGTGGTATTTCACTGTGTTTTCAAGGTTCATAGCGCTTCTCCAGCATAAGTTTTCACGTAATTCTTCAGTATCCGGTAGTCCGTTAGCACAGAGCCGGGAAAGTGGTATAAGCGAAGCCGCTGCCAGCGAACGCGGAGGTGATCGGAAAAACAGGATTCAAATGTCATACGGCCTCCAGCCCGGTGATTGTCAGTTCCAGCTTTCCACCTTTGGTAACGGGCATCTTCACAACGCGATAATCAACGACCTGAGCATCGTCCAGCCAGAAACCTGCTTTGGTGAGTGCGTCAAAAGCGGCCTTTTGCAGATTATCCAGGTCACGGCGACGGCGATCCGGCATGTGGCACTCAATGCGGATTTTCACAGGCATAGCCAGACCGATATCCAGCATTGCGTTTTTAATGATTCGGGCGACGTTATCGCGGTATGCCTGCCCTTCTGCGCTGATGTGCGTGCGCCCGCGATTATGGCGGTAGTAGCGGTTATTGCTCGGCGGCCAGGGCAATGTGATGTTGTAAGTATTCACGCCTTGATTACCCCCTCTTTCAGCCAGATAACCTGCGTTCTCGCCATACCTTCCAGCGCGCATTCTTTAGCATACTCAGCATCGACAAAATGTGTACGGCGGTCGATCTCGTCGTGACAGGCAGAGCATGCAATGGTGGCAATCAGATCAGGCGGTTTGATTCCGGTGCCACATAACCCGGCCAGGCGAATGTGCGCCAGTACAGACGTTTCCGGGTTACCGTTGCAGACGCCGGGAATTCGAACCTGACAATCACGACCACGAGCCTCTTTGCGTAAATTTGCCATGCTCACCCCCACGCCTTGCTTTGCCATACCCGGCTCGGGCGAGGCGCGTTATCGCCTTCCGGCAATTGCGCGCTGACGGTCCAGGTGATGTTGTCGCGATTCAGGCTGCGCTCTGTCTTTACACCGCGCGCCCGGTATTTCTCCACCAGCTCGTCGGCCTGTTCGGTGGTGCATTCGTGATGGTGGAACCAGGAAAATTTCATCGCCATCACCCCGCAAAGCTCATCAGCTGGGCGGCGGCGTTTTCTGCCTCTTCACAACTGCGAAATGATCGGGAGAGTATCCATCGCCACAGAACATCGAGCGCGGCTTTGTACAGCTGCTGGAACTCAGTTTCATCCATATTTGCGAATGAGATACTGCGGGGATGTTTGCGGAGGGTGCCGTCAGGCAGCTGAATGGCGTCGTAATGGCCGGACTCAATAGTGACCCATGCACGATATGCATCGAATGACTTACAGGCGCAGATGCTACCAGTACGCTTATCGGCGATGCGGTCCAGATATTGCTCAGCAGCATCCAGGAGTGCTGCTTCACTTCCCGCGAATGAGGCAAGGAACTTGGCATAGCCGGTTACCAGCTTGCGTTCGTTGGAGGAGATTGCCCCGCCGGTGGGTTCCCAGTATTCGAAACCGAGATTGAGTAACGCGAAGAAACGACGGTGAAAGGCCGGGTTGCGTACCTGCCGGAACTCAGCCACCAGTACGGAGCCGAGTTTGATTTTTGATTGCAGTAAATCACTGGTCTCCGGCGTAGCGGGGATCAGGATTCCTGAGGAATGCTTGATGAGTTGTAGTTCGTGCGCCATGGTTTCTCTCCGTGGCGCAGTAGGTTACGGTTGTTCAGACCGTTGATTTCATATTATCAGAAGGTGGGGTTACCCGGTAGCCGAGACGGTGAATAAACTGCATAAAACCATTAGGAGTAAAGACCTCTTCATCATCCAGCAAAGGCCGCATAGAAACCATGCCATTGACGCGATAAATTAGATGCCTGCCCGATGAAGGAAAGCTAAACACCACGCAGCCGTCAGACCTTCTTACAATGTCATACCAGTTGTCTTCTGACGTTTGCAAAGCTGAATCACTCACATTTATGTTCTCCCTTCGAGCGACTAACAGACGCGATTAAAGATTGTCGGCAGCAGCATCAGAGGGTTACGCAAATTGCGGTATTCTGAAAAATGCGCGCCAGCCTTAAGCGCAATTCTAATAAAACCAGTCGTCAGCGCTTTCCCAGGTATCCTGGAGGATTGATTCAATTTTCTTTTTATCGTCCTTGTCACCACCAAAAACACTTAACCCATCGGCCCCGGCACGGCGGATTGTGAGCCTGCAATTGTCATAGTGATCATTCAGGCGCTTAAGCAGTTCTTTCTCCAGTGCTGGTACTGCGCCTTTAGGAAGTTCTTTCATGCGATCAATGGTTAATTCAACTTTCATAATGGCCCCCATTGCATTTACTGTGTTTTTATACAGTATACCTATGCGCGGAAATGATCAACGCTTTAAGAGCACAAATTGTTAATTTTCTGTCAGTAGTAAAAAAAGAAAACCCGCCGTAGCGGGTTGAATTAGCGATGTTTTATTACGCCGCTATTTGTTTCTGCTGACAAAGCTCCTGTAGGTTAGCCCTAACCAGCGCCTCAGCGAGCTGATGATTGGACAGCATTAACGCAATGGGTAATAGAAACCACAGAATGCACGAAATGGCGGTGGTATTCGCCATCTGTGACAGGTTGAATATTGCTCGAATTGTATTGTTTGCACTTTAACGTTTCTGTTGTAGTGCCGGATGCATGCCACCGTATGTTCAGGACGATGGCATGCATATTATGGATTACGATTTATCCATTCCCAGGGGATTAGGGTGAATTCCACTTACATGCCAGAACGCATGCTCTCTATTCAACTGATTTCCCTTTGGTATCAGGAAGCCATACGTCCCAGATTTAAAAGTGGCATGAGCGCAGATTAGACTTTCTCCTTCAAAGCTATACTCAGTCCCTTCAGGGATTAGAGAGTCAGTCTTGATCAGGTGAACAGTTCCGTTGATAGGGATCATGTAATGGTGCATTTTAGGCTCCTCGTGTTGTGAAGAGCCTAATTATATCAGGTTTGAATCTACGTCATTGAAGTAGCAGGATTTGTTACACCATGTTCTGAAACTCGGACATTAAGCTGCGATCTCTTTCTGCTGACAAAGCTCCGGTAAATTAGCCCTCACCAGTGCCTCGGCGAATGGCGGCGGAACTGCGTTGCCACAACGCGCAACCTGCTTGTCCTTCGCGTACTTCTGCCCCCGATAGTCCTGATCGATGATGTACCACTCCGGGAAGCCCTGCCAGTTTGGCGTTGTTCAACCCTGGGTTGTTGCGCAGGGCTGCCAGCACCTGCTCACGGATTGTTATGTTCATGTCACACCATCCCGTTCGACTTGTTGCGGTTGTACTTGGCCAGCAGCAGCTGGATCGGCGTCGGCCCTTGCTCGGCAGCTGGTGCGGCAATAGCCCGGCGTACCGGCGGCACTGGCTTACCCTCGGTGACGCGCCTTTCCCACATGTCCAGCAGATCGCCTGCCTCGCGTGCCAGTTCACCATGCGTTAACTGGCGCTCGGTGCTGCGGTGGCGCAATTCTACGCAAATGTGGTACATGACCGGCTGCGACCATGGAAATTGCTCGCTGGAGATGAATTCGAACGAGCGGTTACGCCAGTCCCAGTATTCGGCGATCACCTGGTCAACGTTGACGCCCAGCGCGCCGCCGCTCTGCTTGCACCAGGCGACGAACTGGCCCGGCGACGGCAGGAATGGGCGCTCCTGGCGGCGGGCAATGCGCATGCCGGCATCGACCTGAGCCATGGTGTGGATCCCGTTCTCCTGAAACGCCAGCAGCCACTGACGGCGGAATTCGTTCAGGTCTTCCTGGGTGCGGAAGTTCGCCATGCTGGCCGGGAACGCGGCGCGCAGCTCGTTGAACAGCTTGTTGAATACCTGCGCCACCTGCTCGACCGGCGCGCACTCCTGGTACTGCTCTGGCAGGTTATGGGCCATGCGGCTCATCTGCTCGCGGTCGTGGTTACGCATCTGCTCTGCAAGAGATTTCATCGGATCACCCCATAGGCCCAGTCAGTGTTGTTGAAGTCCAGATCTGGCTTGACAGCGCGCTGCTCACCTCCGGCGTTACGCTGCATTGTCAGCTTGTCCCACTGCTTACGCAGGCTTTCGGGACTCAGGATGTTGGTCTGCCAGAAGTGGTGTTTGCTAGCCCAGTCATACAGCGCGCAGATGTCCTGGTGCGACCGGTTGTCTATCTGGCGCATCAGGCGAACAGTGTTAGACCAGGAGGTCATGTCCGGGGCTTTGCAGGTTGGGTTAATCAGCTTCACCCTGGAGGAAATCCACTTAGCTGTCTCGAGGTCTTCAGCAGAGCCCCACTTCGCACCGGATGGTGTGTAGACCGCAGCTTCAGGATGAGTTGATAAAAATTTCTTCAGACGTGCGTCAGAGGATTCGTCAGAATTCTCGGACGAAGATCTTTTAATACTGTTCTTGTTCTTGTATTGGGTGTCTACCGTTTTCGGGAAGGTTATTCCTGATTTCGGGAAGGATTTTCCCGTTTTCGGGAATTTTCTTCCCGTTTCCGGTTTGTCTAAAATCCATGCTGAAAGGTCAGTGTTTACACCGACGATTTTCATCATGCCCTGCTTCTGTGAAAAGATGATTTTGCGTTCTGCGAGAGACTTAAGCGCGTCCGATACATGCGTATCGCTCAGGCCCGTAAGCTCGGCAATAACCGTATTTGTCACGCGGTCCTGTTTCTTGTTCCAGCCGTAGGTAAGCCAGATCACCGCCTCAAAACATTGCCATTCCCGGCCTGACAGTCTCAGGCGAGGCTTAAGCTGTTGGATCTCGTTAGCGACCTTGGTATACCCGTTCGACAGGTCGGCCATACGACCTCCCGGTTGTTCAGTTTTATTTGGGAAATTGATTATTTCAGCGGTGTTTGACATACTGTTCTCCGCAATTACGCACTGTTTTTGCACCTGAAAGCCGTTGGTGTTCGAGCACCGCGGCTTTCGCCATTTCTGAGCCCGTCATAGCGCACCACCCAGCATCGTTGTAACCATCGCCATAATGGGCGCCACAGAATCAGGTCCGTCCAGGTAGAGCTTGGCTACGATGCTCTCGCTGATTTCCTTCATCCGTTCGTGTCTGGGGGCTTTGAGGACGACAGCCTGTATCGCCTCAGCGTCTTCTTTCACCGACCTGGCGACACGAACCGCAAAGCAGTCGTGCTTAATCACGCGATCCCGGTACGCCAGCGGCAGAACCGAAATTATTACCGGCGCCAGCTGCTCGACGTTCGCCCGGTAGGCCGGTGATTTCTCGTGGTTGTCCAGCCAGCGAAACAGCTTCACGTTCCACACATCGGCGCTGCCGGTCATGTCAATGCTGTCAAGCTCGGCCTGTTCGGCAGCCTCTTTAATCGCCAGAGCGACCGCCACGCGGCCCTCTGCCGCCGCCCAGGCGCGGACGGCAGAACAGATAGCCCGGTGATCGACCGGCTGGCCTTCAGCCTCACTGTGTTGATACTGGAATTTCAGGTGCTCTGATGGCGCTCTGTTATTCTGTTGAAAAGAAAGTGTTTGCATTGTCAGTGCTCCTACTTTGGTAATCCGTCAGTGGGATTTGGATAGAGATCAGGGCGCAGCTCGTGGGGGGTTACGCCTGTCATTTTGAAAATCGGGAAGATATAGCTTGGCGGGACGATCCCTTGGTCACGATTCTTCCAATGACTTACAGACATACTCGTCACACCAAGCGCGATGCTGAGCTTTCTGGCAGAGCCAGCGGCTTTAATTGCTTTATCGAGTGCGGACATGTGCTTCTCCTGCTTATTGATAGCAGAAGTAAACCACAGATTTATACTTCATGCAAACTTTGGATTTATTGCGTGCATAAACCAAATATTTACAATGACCATATGAGAAAAGAAGAACCCAACCTCGTTCTGGTGGAGCGCCTTACTGAGATCACTGATCGCGGCGTTACTAAAGCAGACATGGCAAGAATAGCTGGAGTCACCCCTCAGGCCGTAAACGGCTGGTTCAAAAAAGGCGTGATTAGTAAGAAATCGGCACTGGCCATAGCCGACGCTGTTGGTATTTCTGTCGCCTGGCTACTCGGTGAAGACGTTGGGGAGAAAGACGGTCTCAAACCGGACGAACAGCGTTTGCTCGAGCTCTACCGCCAGTTACCGGAAGAAGAGCAGCAGAACATGCTCCGCATTTTTGCGCTTCGCCTGAAAGAGTTAGATGAGCTGTACGAGAAGTACATGAAGGGGCGGATTCGCTCGCAGGGGGACTGAATCGCTTTAGGTTTGTCCTGAATTTTTAGTTCCCATGAGACAATGATGTCTTTACTGGGTGGTGATTCCGCCATTTATGTTAGATTGAAAAAAACTATCAATTTAATTAATATTTATCACTACTACACGGGATGTTTTGCAATGACAGCTGAGATTGTTGTAATAAATAATACTGGAATCGCCCTTGCTGCTGACTCTGCAGTCACCACAGAGCATAATAGATTAGTAAAAATAAATAATAGTGCGGAAAAACTATTCGAACTATCTAAACACCATCCCGTGGGGATCATGATTTATAATAATGCGACACTGGGTGGCGCACCGTGGGAACTTATAATTAAATCCTATAGAAAACAATTGGGGAAAACTAGTTTCCCTACCATTAAAGAATATGTTAATGACTTTGTAAAATTCATCAATGGTAACTCAGACCTTATAACAAATGAAATGAGAGAGGCTTGCGTTATAAACCTTGTTGTTGATAACCTCAAAGGTTTGATGAGATACATTAATGATAATAATGTAGTAAACTATTTAACAATGAACCCCGCCGTTGAACTCGACAATGTTATTTTTCAAAACATAGTTAAGCAAGCCTTTGATTTAGAGATAGGAATCTTAAGGAATAATCTCTTTTTCGAAGGGTTTGATACAGAAGAGTTTAATGATGCTTTAGCATATATACAAGATTTAATATCGCCATACATTTCATCAATTATTGTTCTTGATAACTGTGAAAATATACAGCAAGAGCTTATGGAAAAAGTCATATTATATTCCACTTGTTTAATTTTCAAAGTCCATGCTAGTCGTACATATTCAGGGATTGTTATAACAGGTTATGGAGAGGAAGAATATTACCCTTCCATTTGCACTCTTCATATCTACGGCATTTTTAAAAACAAATTGATGATCCATAATATTGATAATAAATCCCATAATGAGGTAACCAATATGGGGTTTGTTATACCATTTGCTCAAGAAGATGAAGTAGTAACTTTCATTGATGGGTGCAACCCTAACATCATTAATTTTAACAGAACTCTTACAGAGGAAGTTTTTGATCGGCTTAATCATTATGTTTCTAGCAATATTTTCCCTGCAATGAACAATGGAGTACTAGCCAATCACTTCTCCAGTGAAATTGAGGAACTCAAAAACGTACTTTTACAAGATCACGATACTAAACTTGAAAGCTATATTGTTAATAACCATACAAATAAAATGATATCGATGTTGCAATCACTTGGGAAGGCAGATCTTGCGTATATGGCCGAATCATTAGTGAACATCACTGCATTCAAAAGAAAAGTATCACATGATTATGAAACTGTCGGTGGGCCTGTTGATGTCGCTGTGATATCAAAAGTTGATGGATTTGTTTGGGTAAATCGTAAACACTACTTCCCTAAAGAGCTAAACTCTAACTACTTTAATCGTCAATAACACATAAGGAGATATTAATGTCTATAAAGCAAGCTCTCAATAACGCTTATAAAATCATTGTAAATCAAAAATTTGGTAATAAAGAACAGCAGCACTCGCCGAAAGGATTTAACCAGCAGTAATGAAAAAACCCGGCCACAGCGCCGGGTTTTTTACACCCTCACCCACCATCTCAGCCGCCAACACCCAGCCACGAAGTCCCCGATCTCGACCTTAGCGTCGGGATTTTTTTTGCCTGCGATTCTGCAGACGTGTCACAAAACCCAGCCACATAAACCTCAGATTTACAATTAACACCAACCTTAAGTTGACATACATATAAACCAGTGATTTAATCTAACTCACCAAGACGCACCACGAACCACCCAGGCATGGAGCCCACGAAGTAGCCGCCGACGGCGTACGAATAGTCGGTTGAGGTGGTGAGATTAACGCGCAGTAGGTTTGAAACGTTCCGCCAGCCTGGCGACAAGGGCAAAGCACAGAGTGAGCTTCGCGGTGGTGAATTGCAGAGTTAAAACGCTCAACCGTGAAGATCAGCGCCGCGGCACCACCAGCGAAGTTCACTCAGAAAAACTGGAGAACATCATGGTTCATCAGCACTACGGTACACAGACAGTAAACCGCGGCGCAGTTCAGCCGGGGATGCTCGTCAAACACAAAGACTCAACCTGGACGGCATCAGCTAACGCTCGCGGACGTTTGTATCTGCATCGCGGCGTAGAAATGACTTACACCAAGGATTTGCTGGTTGAAGTTTATCTGAACGGTCTGGGGCATGGACTCAGCCACTAGCGGAGGATGTCATGTTAGACAAGAAATGCGGATATTGCGGCAAGCCGGTTAAAACGGAGGAAGTAATCAAGAGCACCCTTCTCTATCGCAACGGCTCACAGCTGGCGCGCAAAGAAAAAGAGTATTGCTCCAAACGTTGCGCTTCGCACGACCAGATGGCTCACGAAGGCTAACGTAAAACCCGCGCAAGGCGGGATTCACGTCCGGTGCCACCGACCAAAGTTACACCGGAATTTATACCAAACCAAAAAACATCCAATGGGCGCTATCTCTGGCCCGGGGATTCTAACACTCAAAAAAGAGGATCTCACATGGAATTTTTCCATCTGATAAAAGCCAGTCAGAAGTCTGGCAAGAAAGATGCAGTGATTTGGTTCACTGCGAAAAGTGTAGCGCGCGCCAATCTCCAACTCGATGTGGCACTGGAAGAAGCCGGAATTGAAGAAACTGGCCGCGGTAAAGATTATGCCAAACCAATCCGCACCGATTTCCCGGTATATGACGACCTGCCGGAAGAAGGCGCAGTGGATTACACCTGGTGCGAACGCTACGAACTGCAGAACGATGACCGCACCTGGCTGCCAAAAGTCACAGCTGAAAACTCTGACGAGAAAACGGCTCAGACCGTTGATAGTCACATAACTACTGAGTCAACGCTGCCAGAAACCGCTGGCATCACGCTGGACGAACACGACGACGACTCAACCCTCTACCCGGTAGTGCAGATGCCGTTTCGTAAGCAACTGCTTTCCCAGTTCACCGCCGACGAACTGCGCCACCACGTAACCCGCGAAGAGTACGAAGCTATCGGCGCGCTGGAGATGGACACTGATAACAGTTACGTCCAGAACTTGCTGTTAGCTGCTGAGAACTGCCCGGAAGTGAAGGGTTACGACACCAAAGACCTGTGGCGCTACACCGATGCCATTCGCAAAGTGTTCAGCCAGGACAAGCGTCACGAACTCGCGCTGGTACTCCGTTTCACCAGAATGTGGGCGGCTACTGATTACATTGACCGTGGCATCCTGGCGCGTGAATGGGCTGCCGGTAATCACATCAGTAGTGTTCAGCGTACTGATTCCGGAACCAATGCCAACGGCGGTTACGTCACTGACCGTGGACCTGATACATACCATACCCTTGACACTCTCGATTTAGAGATTGCATGTGCCCTTCTGCCTATGGACTTCAACCACTTCGAGATCCCGGGCAGCATTCTTCGTCGCGCTAAAGAAATCGTGACCAAAAAAGAAGAACCGTGGAAATCATGGAGCAGCATTCTGCGCAATCAACCCGGCGTTCTTGGCGTTAACCGCACAGCTATTTTTAACCTGATACGTATCGCGCCGGAAAATATTCATCTAACTCCTGTCGCTCACCTGGAGTTTGTTAACCGGACCATGACTGCTGCGTTTAATGCTGCTGTTGAGTTATTGCCATTGCATGAAGCTGAGCCCGCAACACAGGAAATTCCCCAACCTGAAAGTAAGGAGTCTCCACGCAAACCCTTCTGCACTCACGAAGAGAACCTGCAACGCGTACGTGAAGAAGAAGCACGCCGCCGCGCAGAGGAAGCGACAGCACAACCACATAAAGCCGAACAAGAACTGGTTAAAAATGTCGGCAACGGAATATTCGATGTTACGGCTTTACTGCAGAACTCAGCAACTCATGGCACGAAACAGGCTACGGAAACCACCAGCAATGTGCAGGTTCAAGAAACTGTCAGTGATGAAAAAAATGTTGGTAATGAAATGCAGTCAGGCGAAAGCAGTCTGGAAACTGGTGAAGAGTCACATCCCGGCCAGCAGGCCGATGTAAACCAAAATACGGAATCTGTCGCTCAAAATAGCGATTCTGTAAACCAGACTGAACCAGTTTTGGCACACGTCGAGCCAGAGGCGCAATCTGACGAACAAGCTGTTTTTTACCCCGATTACTTCGAGCCTGGGCGCTATGAAGGTCTGCCGAACGAGGTTTACCACGCTGCCAACGGCATCAGTTCCACCCAGGTAAAAGATGCGCGCGTTTCGCTGATGTACTTCAATGCGCGCCACGTTGAGAAAACCATCGTCAAAGAGCGCTCCTCAGTGCTGGACATGGGAAACCTGGTACATGCGCTGGCGTTGCAGCCAGAACAGCTCGATGAAGAATTTAGCGTTGAACCCGTAATTCCGGAAGGTGCATTTACCACCACGGCAACGATCCGCGCGTTTATTGATGAGTACAACGCCAGCCTGCCAGCGCAACTGAGCGCAGACGATATCAAAGCTTTGCTGGATGAATACAACGCCACCCTGCCAGCGCTGGTGCCGCTGGGCGCTAGCCTGGATGAAACGGCGCAGAACTATATGGCGCTGCCAGCTGAATTCCAACGTATCGATGCAGATCAGAAGAAGACAGCAACAGCAATGAAGGCGTGCATCAAAGAGTACAACGCCACCCTGCCAGCGCAGATTAAAACCAGCGGCAGCCGCGACGCACTACTCGAACAACTTGCGATTATCAATCCTGACCTGGTCGCGCAGGAAGCTCAGAAGCTGCAACCGCTGAAAGTCTCTGGCACGAAGGCCGATCTGATTCAGGCCGTGAAGGCAGTCAAACCAGATGCAGTGTTCGCCGACGAGCTGCTCGATGCTTGGCGCAACAACCCGGAAGGGAAAGTGCTGGTTACCCACCAGCAACTTGCCACCGCGCAGGCAATTCAGTCAGCACTGCTCTCGCACCCGACCGCAGGCATGCTGCTAACCCACCCGAGCCGCGCCGTTGAGGTGAGCTACTTTGGCTTTGACGAGGAGACGGGACTGGAAGTTCGTGTGCGCCCTGACCTTGAGATCGACCTAGACGGCGTGCGTATCGGTGCTGACCTGAAAACCATCAGCATGTGGAATGTTAAGCAGGAAAGCCTGCGCGCCAGGCTACACCGGGAAATTATTGAACGTGATTATCACCTGAGCGCGGCTATGTACTGCGAAACCGCAGCGCTGGATCAGTTCTTCTGGATTTTCGTCAACAAAGACGAGAACTACCACTGGATCGCCATCATCGAGGCATCCGCTGAACTACTGGAGCTGGGTATGCTCGAGTACCGCAAAGCGATGCGCAATATCGCAACCGGATTCGACACAGGTGAATGGCCAGCGCCAATCACTGCTGACTACACCGACGAACTGAACGACTTCGACCTGCGCCGCCTTGAAGCGCTGCGTACTCAGGCATAAGGGGAATGATGATGGAAAACACGAATATCGTAACCGCTGAACAGCAGACTCCAAACACGATCTCAGCCAGCAATGCCATTTTCAACGTGCAGGCTTTAACCCAGCTTCAGTCTGTCGCCGGGTTGATGGCACAGGCAGCCGTAACGGTGCCTGAGCACCTCCGCGGCAATCCGGCAGACTGCATGGCCATCATCATGCAGGCGATGCAGTGGGGTATGAACCCTTACGCCGTGGCGCAAAAGACGCACCTGGTTAACGGTGTCCTGGGATACGAAGCGCAACTGGTTAATGCGGTGATCTCCAGCTCAAACGCCATCGTTGGCCGCTTTCACTATGAGTACGAGGGCGACTGGTCGAAATGTGCCAGCAGCCGCGAGATAACCGTTAAAAAGCCTGCGAAAGGTGGCGGGACGTACGACAAGAAAGAAATGGTACGCGGTTGGGAAAGTGCTGATGAACAAGGACTGTCGGTACGGGTAGGTGCCGTTATTCGCGGTGAAAGTGATATCACCTGGGGAGAGCCTGTTTTCCTCTCCAGCGTAATCACACGTAATTCTCCACTTTGGGTATCAAACCCGAAACAGCAGATCGCTTATCTGGCACTCAAATACTGGGCGCGCCTATATTGCCCTGCAGTTGTTCTTGGTGTGTACACCCCTGATGAGATTGAACAGCGCACAGAAAAAGAGATCAACCCAACGCCGCAACGCGTTAGCCTGGCTGATATCTCAGGTGACACCGTCACAACCACGCAAAGCGCACAGGAATCGTCGGTAAATGTCGACTCTCTTGCCGATGATTTCCGCGAACGCATCGAATCTGCTCAGGACGTGGATAGCGCCAAATCGCTGCGTGCCGACATTGAAACGGCGAAAGCTACGCTGGGATCCGCACTATTCACCGAGCTGAAAAACAAAGCCGTAAAGCGTTATTACCTAGTGGATGCACGCAACAAGGTTGAGGAGGCTATTAAATCCCTGCCCCAGCCCGACGAGCCGCATGCAGCCGAACGGTTCGCTGAAGCCGAGCGCATGCTTGCATCTTCAAAGCGTCACTTAGGCGATGAACTGCACGATCAATTCAGCATCACCCTGGCGGATATGAAACCGGAATACGTGGCCTGACGAGACCGGGAGGGGTAACCCTCCCTCAAGGAGATTATATGCGACTGATCAATCGAGGAAGTAAGCAATCACCTTTAGCTCGCCAAGCATGCGACATCGCGCTGGCAGCTCACTTGCAAACATATGGCGACTATGGGCGAAGCAAGATGAAAGAGACTTATACGGTGAAGGTTGAAGGCGTGAAAGTCTGGGTGGAGGTGGTGAACCGAAAGGCGAGCTACGTGGCCACAGCGATGACCGGCATGCGCCGTCTCCGCTCCCTGCCCGGGCAGATTGGTTGAAAAAGATTTTGAATGGCCCGAACGGGCAACTGGAGAGAGCTATGGATGATATTTTGGTAACGTCAGACCTGACCAGTCGCTACAAAATTTCACGCAAAACCCTTTGGTCATGGCAAAGTGCAGACACAATGCCTCGGGGCTTCGTATGCCCGTTCCCACCCCCTGACTGGCCCGGCAACCCTAACCGCTGGCGCTCTGAGTCAATCAAAGAGTGGGAGGATAAAAAGAAGATAAATTAACTGAAGGGCTCTCCGATGATCTCTTCAAGATGGCTCTGCCAAACGCGGAGCCAGTGTTTCTGATCATCGATATAGTCATGAAGGTTGTAATGCGCCATAACCCCCACCATCTGATGCCCGAGCAGCTTTTCAATTACGTGCGGCGGGCAACCTAACTCAGAGAGATTTGTGGCTATCGTCCGCCTCATATCATGAAGCGACCACTCTGCCATACCTGTTCCATTCCAAATAGAACGGGCGTAATTGGATGCCACAGGTGAATGAACGGGCGAATCTTTGATCCCGCCATCAATTTTACGTTGTGAAGTCACCAGGTGATTGGTGTTTATTTTCTTGAGGTGATTTCTGACCAGGTTAACGGCGGCGTCTGAGAGTCCCCTTCTAATATGTACCCGAGTTTTATAACTGCCCGCAGGCACGACCCACTCATTATCATCCAATCGAAACCATGATCTCTCACTAAGTCGAATCTCAGCCGTACGGCATCCGGTAAGCATAATAAATTTCACCAGGAAAACGGACTCTATCGACATATGGCTTTTCAACCACTGATAGATTTTGCGCAGATCGTCATCGTCCATCCTGCGAGTTCTCTTTTTAGGCTTTTGCCCGACATCAGATGGCAGTAATCCCTCGAGTGGGTTTGAGGCGATCACACTTCTGTTAACGCAGAACCTAAACGCCCGTTTGCACAGCGAAAGCATGTAATGAGCCATCACCCTGCTTTCTATAGAATCGAAGACGTTGATCCAGTGCATTTTCGCTGTGTTATCGACTTTGACATTCTTCATCGGTTCGGCGATATGTTTCTCAAACACCTGGCGATAGTAATCGACTTTAACTAGCCCGTTAGCGATACAGTGCCTTTCAATCCAGTAATTGAACGCTTCGGCAACGGACATCGCTTCCTGTCGGGTCTGCTTATCCAGCTTCACCTGCTCTCGCGGATCCAGTCCCTCAGTTAACCAGTTTCTGAATTGTTGGCGACGCTCTCTTGCCTGGGTGATACTCATTGCAGGATAATCACCAACATTGAGTTTTACCGCTTTACCGGCCCAGCGATACCGATAGAAAAATGATATTTTTCCGGCCTGGCTGATTCTGGCGTTGAGCCCGTGCGAATCAGAAATAATCTCGATATCATCTCTTTTCTTGCCGAGCGCCTTCCTGAGCTTTGTGTCGGTGATCAT